CCTTTACCTAGTAACTTAATTAGTTCTGTGTCTAAGTTCTTAGTTTCTTTCTCTATTGTTTCTTCTATAATTATCTCATCAACTATCTCTTCAAGATCACCATTAGCGTGGGCATAGAATGCTGCACCAACACCTGCTAATAAAACCTTGGCTGTGTCATAGTCTTCATCTTTAATTAAGTCATATAAATCTTTTAACATATCCATTAGATCTAAAGCTATAGATCCAAGAGGAAGTAATACTTTAAAGTCTGATTCGTGTTCTTCAAGGTATTCAAATATGTTATCAAACTCTATACCACATTCATCACAAATATAGATTCTTCTTTCATCTTTCAAGATGCCACCTTTGATTTGAAATAATCAGCACCCTTCGCAACATAGATGCTGTTGACATCTTCGCCTTCTGGCATTGAGATAATTGTAACAGTACCTAGTTCTTTTGCCAACTGTCTGGCAAAGTCTTGCCCTGCCTGATCTCCATCTGCAAAGATAATAATCTTTTCAAAGTCTGCTAACAGTTTGTAGTAATGTTTCTTCCAGTTGTTTGCCCCTGGAACTCCGATAGTAGGGAAGCCCACCTTGGCATCAAGTGTGATGGTGTCAATCTCACCTTCGCAAACAGCAATCCAATCATTAGCTCTGAACAATGCTGACACATTGAATAGATGTGTGCTTGCTCCTGGTAATCCTAGATACTTAGGTTCAGTGTTATCCATTGATCTAAATCTGATATCAACTATTCCAGTTCTAGTGATATAGGGAATAACTAATCTGTCTTTATAAAGTTCGTGTCCTGGTAAAGGATCAGTCACTACCCCTAGCAAATAACGGTTTCCGTCTTTTAGAGTCAAGCCTCTTTGCAACAGGTAGTCTTCTGCCAGAGATAGATTTTGGTTGTACTTCTCTACTGCTTCCTGCAAATGTTTCTTCTGCGAATAAGTAAGCTTCACGAAACCCTATCCCTTCTCTCTCCATAATAATTTTATAACTGTCGCCTTTAATTCCACAACCGAAACAATTAAACGCATCTGCTTCTGTCGAGTATGTAGCAGAAGCTATTGAGTCGTTGTGAAAAGGACAACAAATCTTTCGCCATCCTCTTACATCTTCTCTTACGTTCTTTGCTCCGTAATGTTTAAGCACCTCAGTTATTGGTGGCTTATCCATTACTTCCTCCTAGTAACCTGCTTCAATCAGTAAGTTAATATAAACTTCTACTGGCATAGTAGCATACCATTCGCCAACATCAAGTGTTCCACGTTTTTTATGTATGATTGCACCAGTTAAAGCTTGAGAGTTTTTCATTTCTTGTTCTAACTCTCTAGTCCATTTAGGTAGTTCTGTTTTCTTACAGTCCTTAACTTCTATACAGACATCAGGGATACCAGAGATATCCCCTTTGTCCAGACTTCCAGCTAGTGCCCTTCTTTCAACAGTCTCCCAAGTATTCTTAAGATATTTAACAACAGCAGTTTCTGCTGCTGTGCCTTTAGTTTTACTTGGGTTAGCCATTAGAACTTCTTTACTGGTACAGCGATTGTATTAGCGTTGATCTCATCAACAGTTCTGTTGACACCTTCTTTGGTGGTGTAAGAACGTTGCTTGAGTTCTCCAGTAATAATAATTGAATCTCCTTTATTGAAAGTATTAGCTGTGTTTTCTGCAGCTTTGCCCCAAATACTTCCACTCAGATAAATTGGATCTGTGTTAACCCATTCACCTGTTTCTGTTTTCTTTCTTGAATTACAGGCTATACGAAAATTAGCACAAGCTTTTTCGTTATAGAATTTTAATTCAATATCTTCTACTAGATTTCCTTCTGCAACTATTGTTGGGTATGGCATTCTTTTTCTCCTATATTAGCTTCGTTGTTGCACGTGCAGTACCAGATAGATGAGCAAATATGACACTTGCCTTCTCCATCTTTCAAATTATTGCTCTTTCTGGATCCGATATAAACATACGCTCAGGTTGAAACTCAAGCATATGAACTGCTTTACCAGTTGGATCAGCCTTACCATAACGATTCTTAACACTGGCTACTCCGAGATAGCCACCATTAGGATCTTGTCCAATAGTTAGAATCAAAGCTGGTAACTGATTTACCATTCCTTGAATCGCAGCTCTTGGTTGGCAAGGAGTTCCTTCATATGTTTCCTTTGTATGATGAAGAACTATAACTGCAGCATTGGTTTCCCTTGCTAAAAATTTTAGTTCCTTCATAGCAGAGCGCATACCAGACCACTCTTCTGCTCCATCCATAGCAACATCCATCAAGTTATCTACGACAATCATTGATGGTGACTCTCCCCATAGTTCTTCAAATGCAAGAACATTCTGGTAAAGATCATCTAAGTTTGGAGCTGATTCAAACAACCAATAGATATGCTTAGAGCAATCTAATTTTTGTTTGAAAGCTTCTGGTTCTTGTTCCATAGTACGTTCTGAATCAGTTTGAGTAACACCAGTAACCATTGAATACAATCGCATTGCCATTGTGTGTAGGTTTGTATCAGCAGAGACATAAAGTGTTGGCACGTTTGCTCTTAATGCAAGGGCTAATGCCAATGTACTTTTACCAGCACCAGGTGTTCCTGCTACTAGAGATACTTCTGCTCTTCTGAATATGATGTTGTTAGTAGCAAGTGTTGTGAACACTGTAGGAATAGGTTCTCCACCTATGTCCTGCTTACCAACAGATCTGATTAGTGTACGCATTTACGCATTCACACTCTTACATTGCGTTTGCCCTTTAGGCATCGAGCAAGAATAGAATGCTGGATATCCTTTACCTGTTGTCTTAGATATTCCACCCTTAACGAAACGCATCGGTCCGTGTTCGCACATAGGTACGACACCAGTCGGTGCATTAGTTGGGGCTGGATTAAAGCCAGCAGGTCTTACTGGTGCAGGAGGAGTTGGCTTACTAGATAATGGATCTGGAATTATAGTTCCATTAAATGCAGCTTGAATCTCTGCAACAGAAGTTGGTTTAAACTTTTGTTGTAATGTATTAATCATTTCAATTAACACTTGATCATCGTGCAAGCTTGCAAGGTTAAGTGCAAACTCATCTTTAGTATTCCCTCTAATTGTTAATAGATCTCCATTAACTTTAGTAGTAAAGGAATATGTTGCTTCTGTTGTATTAGCCATTCATTTCTCCAATTGTGTGTGCTAACGATCCATTCCTCCACTTGCAATAATCTGTTCGAGAACACATCTTGCAATTGGTTAAGTTAGGAATATATAAGTTAGCCTTTCTTGCTCTATTAAATTCCTTGATTAAATATTCTACTGTAGAAGTAGGTACTAAATCAAGATCTAATGGAACACCAGTACCACCTTGACGAGCCATCCAGTAGGTTCCCCAACGAGGTCTAATTCCGAATGTCTGCTCCATTCCAGCAGCGTAAAACGCAAGCTGTAGGTCAGATGATGGAGTGTTCCTTCCAGTCTTAATATCCAAGATAATTAGTTCACCTTCAGGGTTAACCATCACTCTATCAAGAACCATCTTGACAAGAGTGTTATCAAACTTTGGTGTTAAACCAAGTTCAATAGCTGGATCACCATTAGGTGTTTCCCAGATCTTCCAACCAGAATTTCTTTTCCAGTTAATCCAAGAGTTAACAAAGTCAATACCATTGTTGAACCACCAGTCGTAGTTCTCACCATCTGGATTTGCTTTTGTTGTTCTTACTGATTGCCTGAAATCTTCTTTAGCTACTTTGTCGTAGCCTCTGTCTTTAGATTCATAGTCCCAGGCTTCACGCCATATATCTTGAACATCTAAGACCACAGTTTGAATCCTTTTTCAATAGGTAAGTAACCAACTATCTTAGTTACCTTTTCTTTATTCTCAAACTCTGTAGTTGCAGGTAGATTCTTTTGTTCTGCAAACTCAACATCCATAGTTAGTAAGTTAAATCCCCAAGCACCTTCTGGTGTGGCATTGAAGTAAGCAGGAACTAATCTCTTGGTACTTGCTTCTTCTAGTAACCTGGCATACTTGGAGTATTCGATTAGCAAAGTATCGTAATGAGTATTCCTACATTTAAGTTCTATGTATGCACCAAGTTGTTCTGATGTGCAATCATTAGTTGAAAACTTGTTATCACTTTTAACTAGATCAGGGATAACTAACTTTAACTTATCAAAAAATTCTTGTTCATTATACATTCTTAGATGCTTCCCATTCTCTCAAGTCATAAAGTTCTGTTGCCTTATGCACTGCTGATCCACCCAAGTTCCAGATAGCTGGTACTTCTGGTGTGTCCACAATCCTTGACAGAAAGTATAACCATCCACACTCTAACCAGGTTGTGAATGCAGAATAACTAACGTGCTCAGGGATTTTGTAATTATCAATTTCAATCATTGTATTTCCTCCTTTAGGAGGGGAGCTGTATCTCAAGGAGGAGGAAGAGATACAGCTACGACCCAGACAGAAAAGATCTTACCACACAAACCAGTGTGGGGGAAGTTATCAGCGTGTTGCTGATAGCTTTGCTATAGCATAGCTATAGCTAGCAATTCGCCTCAGAGCGAATTGCTTGCTAGGGTAGCACACTATTTGGTTATTGTAAAATCAACACACTGCTATGGTGTGTCGGATTTTATGTGCTATTCTGGTCTACGTTAGGAGGCAAATGCTATTTCTTATACCGCCTATAGATTTACCTGCAGTTGATCGTCAGCCTACCGCCGAGATGCGACACTGGCAACCATCAGCTTCTCGATCATATGTTAAAGTTTATGTTCGAGGTTTAGGTTGGTCTGATAAAGAGTGGTCTTGTCTTGATGAGCTAATAGATCGTGAGTCTAGATGGGATATGTCAGCAGACAATCCTAAGTCTAGTGCTTATGGTTTATTCCAGGTTCTAAAGACACCAGAAGACTCTACATTATATGACCAAGTGCAAGCAGGTCTTAGATATATAGACTCTAGATATGATGGCTCTAGCTGTAAGGCTTTACGCCACCATAATAGGAAGAATTGGTATTAAGTGATAGATCCTAGAGGTATTCCTACTGCCTCTTGTCCTAATTGTGGTTGCGATCTTATATGGATAGTGGCTACATTTGATCAAGAGACTTATGAAGTATCAGGATATCTTCTAGATAATGCTAAGTGCTTTCACTGCGAGACCCCTCTTACTGCACCTTGTAATGAAGACGCAGTAAGTAGGGGTCTTCCAGAAGCTAGTCTTTAGACTTGCGATAAAGAAGATATTGTTCGTAGTCGAAGTCAATCTTCTTTTTAATTTCTTTTCTTAATCTTGAGTTATCTAATATGACTATGATAGTTATGAACCAAGATAGATAAACTAATAACTCCATTATCTATCACTCACCGATCCTTTAGCACCACATAGTACGCAGTCATCAGTAAGGTCATAGTCGTAGTCGTTATACATCTCTTCGCAGACATAGCATTTAACCCATTGGATCTTTACTTTAACATCTCCAAAGCTCATAGATATTCCATACTTATCTTGGCTTCTTTATTAGTATCTAATAGCTCTGGACTAATGAAGCGATCTTTAATGAACTCTTCGATAGTGTTAGAGGTTATTGGATAATCTAAGCCCCAGGATTTTATCTCTGGCATTAGTTTATCTATGTCATAAACCATAGAATAAGTTATCTTAATCTTCATTATGCTTTCACCTCCTGGACTTCATAGTCGCAAGACTCAGCTAGATCCTCATTGTAATCTTCAGCAATAGCATCCATAGCTTTTAGTAATGCTTCGTGTTCATCTTTAGCAGATAGGTTAATAACTTCTGCATCTATCTTTACTATAACTTTATACTCTTTCACTGCTCCTCCTTGATAGTTGTTTCATCTTGCTCATCTAGATACCCAGTTGCTCTACACAATAGGCATATAGAAGATTTATTTATGAAGTTAGTTATGTATCCCTTGCCATTACAGGCTAGACACCACACTATTCTTCACCTCTTCCTCGCATTCTTCGTGCTCATACTTGCATTCTTTACACACTATTGAACAGCAAGAGAAGCACGCTTGGTCTGCTTCTTTACAGCACTGCAAGATAATATAATCTTGATCTTCAGCAGTGTATTGCGAGACAATTTTCATACCCTTATAGCTAGGTAATAATAATCTGTCTGGTGTTATGTTAATTACATTCTCACACTTCTTCATCTTGAAGCCTCCATAGTCTCAGTGTGACCTATCTCCTGCCATTCCTCAGCCCTAGCTTCATAGTTATTTATATGAGCATTGACTAAGTGTCTTCTAATTCTTTTAGCTATCTCCTCATCTGGAATATCTGTCTCTTCTCCAGTTGTTTCAATCTCGAATGCTTCTACCCATTCAGCTTGCTCTTTTTCTAACACCTTTTCTCCACCTTAAATTGTTCCTCTCTAGTGTGGAAGTTCCACCCCAGACTCCAACTATGTCCTCATTCTCCATTGCATATTCCCTGCATTCCTGGATCAAAGGACACCTCTTACATACCCACTTAGCATATGTAACCAGGTAAGCTTCGTGTTTTTCTGGAAAGAATATCTCGCTTCCAATCTCTTTACATAGTGCATTAGTTGTATCGAACATTCTCTCTCTTTAGTTGTAATAGGTGAGCCCCAGCTAGGGAAAGGACTAGGGCTCAGGTTATATGTAATGACTAGCTTTTTAATACTTCACTTCTTACAACAGGACAATCAGAATATGGTGCTTCTTCCACTTCTGTATTATCCAAACTTACACAATAACATTCTTCACCCATAATGATAGTTGATAAGTGAGACATATCCCCAGAAGTAGAACTTAATTCTTCTCCACCTCTAATAATATGAACACCATAGAAGCCCATTCCTGGTTCATCATACTTAGCTATGAGAGTAGCTCTTGGATATTGTTTAGACAATTCCATATACACATTCATAGGAGGACTCCACGCCGTATTGAAACAATAAACAAGCGAGTCAACTCTCTCCTTCAATATGGTATCGGAAGAGTCCCACTTAGTATCCCAGTTATCTAATCTCCACTGATACCAGCCGTCATCTTCATTCTTCTCATCAGGCATAGGCACTATATTCTGGAATGAGAAGACTAATTCTCCAGTATCTTCTTCGTGCCATATCCTCTTCCATTGCTCGGACTCAGTATCAAATTTCATAGTGAACCCTTTATGAATATAAGACTTACTTACTTGCTTCTTTATAGCTTCAAGATCTTCATCACTAGCTTTAATCTCTAAACTATTATTGCACCAGTTAGGCATTAGTTCCTCCCTTTATTTTGTTTATTGTGGTACTTAATAGACTTTTCTAGTTCCGTAATTAGAGCAGTGCTTTTAACTAGGTTAATCTTATATTGCTTAATCAACCTGGCTAATTCTTTATTATCTTCCTTACTTAATATCTTCATAGCTCCTCCATAGAGTCTTCGTAATCATTCATTCCGATACGATAGGCAATAGGATCAACAGCTTTAAGCACCTGGCTAGGTGAGTATTCTAAAGTTCCTATCTTAATGACTTCATAGATATCATCTAGTAGGTCATCATATTCTTCTTCTGTCATTGCTTCTCCTTAGAATTTGCTTTTAAGTATGAATAAGCACATTTGCCACACAATTTATATCCAGTGAAAAAAAACCAAAAGTCGCTTTTGTTTTCACATTGAACACATTTGTTACCCATTCTTAACTTCCTCCTTAGTGTCTTCTTCTTCCTTGTATCCGTACCAGCTCCTCCAGGTTAGCTCCATTCCTGCCACCTATATTCTGGACTAGCCTTAACACGATAAGTCAAGTGCACAATATCGTCAATATCTTTTAAGTCTTCTGGAATAACCCAGAAACCACTCGGTCTATCCGATCTTGACCATATAACGCCCGACTTCTTAACCTCTTCCTTTAGCCAGGAGATAGAAGCTCCCTCGCGAGGAGCTCCAGACTCTAGCTTCTTCTGCAATTCTTCTGCCCTCTTACTCACTTAGTTGCCTCCTTAAATAGTCTTACAGCTTCTCTCTTCGTATATCCGTAGTATCTATGAGCTACGCGATAACCTCTAATTATGTCGGAGATTACCCACGCTCCCTCATAATTCTTCTCAATTATCATTGACCTACCTCCATAGTCTCAATATAGCCAGCGAAACCTACTAATGCAAGAAGCGCGAGCAAGAATAATGCCTCCACTATTAGCGTGCCTCTTCTAGTTAGCTTCCAGCTTCCAATAGTTAACTTATTGTCGAACTCATTAAATGAGATCTTCATTAGTTCCTCCTCCTATCACTAGCCCCTTGCTAGATCCAGGGAGAAGCATTCTAGACTTAAACTAGAATGCGACTCTCCAGCACTAGATAGTTAATTCTTCTGTCTGGCTAATATCGAACACATAGTCCGACTTAAACCCGATCTTCTCCTCTTCTTTAGCATTTTTATACACTAACGGCACAAGAATAAACATTCCAGACTCACCACGCCGAACAACTCTTCCTTGCTTCTTCCATTCCATAAACCCAGCGCATATCGTAGCCCCTGGATCTTGAAGCTTTATGAGTAAAGAATTACGCGCCGAATATGGCTCTTCGATATTCGACAACTTAATGACACGCTCTATATCGTCATTCTTCGCGATATATTCCGAAGTCAACGCCACTAATTCCTTGATCCATTCGCGTTTCTGTCGTGCTTCCTCTTCGGTTAATTGCTTCCTCATTAGTCCTCCCTTTTACTTCCATAAACTACACCGATACAGAATGAGCCCACCGATAACACTATGGCAATGGCTAGATAATCGCCCCAATATAACATTATTCTGCCCCCTCTAACCATTCGGCAGGTGCTTCATATTGCTTCCACAATTCGGCAATGTCCACGCCCGACTTCTTCAAGGCTAATTCCACTATCGCCGTCTTCCACGCTTCCTCTTCAATATCCAAATAGTCCTCGCGCCAGAATGCAACATTCACGCGCGCTTCTCGCTTTATGTCTTCAATATCTAATTGCATTAGTTCCTCCTTTTAATCTCTAGCCTAATCTAGGACTAGAAGAAGAGCCCCAGCGCATAAAGTCTGGGGCTAATCTCCAGGCACTAGCCTCTTAATGAGTTCCTGGTATCTCTAATCTTCTGCTCGAACACTTCAAGATTGAAGCGAGGGTTTAATTCCTTCGCCACTTCCTCGAACTTAAACACAGCGAGCCACACAGCATATGACTCATTACTCTCATCCTTACACTTCGACAATACTTCGCCGAATGCTTCGGCAATTTTAATAAAATGCTTCTTAGTCATTGCTCTCTCCTCTATATTGCTTCCATAGTTCGGTGTCTTTTACACCCTCGAATAGTTCGGCTAACTCTTCCAGGGCTACGATAACGCCCTTATCGAAGTCATCCATTACATCCTCCTTATGCTCATCTTGCTCTTATTCTATGAGTGTAATGCCTGGACTTTAATAATGTCAAGGACATTCATAAACTATTTTAATAATCTCCGAAGCTTCGGAATAAGTTCCAGAAGTCCCGAAGTTCCTGGAGATCCTAGAAGTAAAGAAGATCCTAAAAGTAGCGAAGATCTAACAACTAGCAGAATGCAATTACTTAAAAGCAGGGAGCAGGTGTAACATTTGGGGTAGCAAACATAGCTAAATGCTGTGATTTGCGTCACTTTTAACGGCGTGTTGCAAAGTATTTTAACGAACTCGCTCCGTAGTGCGTTTTTGGAAGGGTTATATATAGTGAGGGCTCTTTTAAGAGCCCTGCTAAGTGTGACCCTTTAGGGGTCACTGCAAGCTATGCTTCGCTCCGTTACAAGATGGGGCTGGTTGACGTGACGGTGGGTGTATTAGGTGGTTGCCAAAAAAGGTAATTTGAACCATAACAGGATTAATCTGGTCGAAGACAAGATGAAGTTTCTGGAATTGGTCAAGTTGGGGTGGGACCCTTCTGAGGCTATGGTTAGGATCCATAGGAAGTCTGATACTTTACGTCAATGGATTTTTAGGGATAAAGCTTTTGCTGCCGATTTTGAATCGGCACGCCAGGCTGCTGCTCAGCTTAATGTTAATAAGTTGGGTGGGGACAAATTTGATATTAACTTTTCTACCTTCAGTCAAGAGTATCTTGAGTCTAAGGTTTTTCCTCACCATCAGTCTTGGGTTGATGTGGTTGAGGGTAGGGAACCTTCTTGGGTTGATCCTGCTATGGTTTACGAAAAGGGTAGTCCTCGAAGACTCCTGATTAACGTACCACCTGAGCACGCTAAGTCAACCATCTTAACTGTGAACTATCCTTTATATCGAATCGCGATGAATCCGAATGTTCAGATAGTTATTGTGTCTCAGACCCAAACTAGGGCTAAAGAATTTTTATACGCAATCAAGCAAAGATTGACCGAACCTCAATGGACTAAAATGCAAACCGTCTATGGACCTGCTGAGGGTTGGAAAGATACTGCTGACCAATGGCGTGATGACCGCATTTATATTAAACGTGAGTCAGAACGAAAAGATCCTACCGTTCAAGCTATCGGTATGGGTCAACAGATTTATGGCACACGTGCCGATCTGATAATCCTAGATGACGTGATAACCACCAGCAACGCCCACGAATGGGAAAAACAACTTAACTGGCTGCAGAAGATGGTTATCACTCGTCTTGGTGCTACTGGTATGTTAATGATAGTTGGCACACGTGTTGCCTCTATAGATTTATATAAAGAATTAAGAAATCCAGATCATTGGTCTGGTGGTAAGTCCCCATTTACTTATATGGCTATGCCAGCTGTTTTAGAATTTGCCGATAAGCCAGAGGACTGGCGAACCCTTTGGGCTAAATCTGATAGACCTTGGGATGGTGCTGAAGGAGAACTTGCTACTCCTGATGCTGATGGTCTTTACCCTAAGTGGGATGGCAAACAATTATTCGAACGGCGCTCGGAAGTGGGAGCGCATACTTGGGCTTTGGTGTATCAACAACAAGATGTTGAAGAAGATGCCATATTCCCACCTGTTCACGTTTATGGCTCAGTTAATAAACTTAGACGTGTTGGTTTAATAGATCCTAAGAAACCAAACCACCCTAAGCTTTCAGATTCTGTGTACACCATTATGGGTCTAGATCCTGCTATGACTGGTAAGACTGGCGCAATAATGTATGCCGTAGATCAAAGAACTCAGATGCGTTATGTTCTTGATGTTTTTAATATGGTTGATCCTACCCCAGGTAAAATTCGTGCTTTGATGGAAGACTGGATTGACAGGTATCATCCTAATGAGCTGCGTATTGAAAT